CTACTATAATTTCCAAGTGTATTGACGCCAGTGGGCGTTTGACCAAGAAAAACACCAGCCCAATAAAAATTATTGTTTATAAAGTTATGAGATACGTAATATACGCCAAGTTGATATTGAGTATTTGAACTTGTAAAGACACCACCACCGCCTGTGCCTCCAGTACCACCTGGACCACCTGAACCACCCCCACCGCCACCACCGTAAATTAAAGCACCAGTTTGATTGTTAATGGTTACTGTTTGGTTTGCATAAGAAGCAAAAATTGCATCGCCACCAGATGAACCGACATTGTAGTAGCTACCACCAGTACCGCCATAACCAGCAATAGTTCCGCTATTGTTAATAGTAATAGTAGAACCTGTTGGAAATTGACCAAGAACCAAGGCAGTATTACCAGCAGTTGCACCTACAGTGACACCTGAATTAATATTAACAATAACATTAGAAGCAGAGCTAGGAGAACCCGCAGCAGAAAATACATTATAGTTATTTGTATTTGCTGAAATGGTTAACACTATTCCACTAGCATAAAACTCTTTCCAAACACCACTGTCTTTTACATATCCGTTTTGAACAGTTTTCCAAGTACCTGCATCTTTAACATAAATGTCGGACACTTGTGACCATGCTCCTGAATTTTTAACATGAAGAGTCATGGATTATACCTTATACCAAATATCCCCATTACTTCCACCTGATGGAGCAGAAGTCGATACTGTTCGTGTTCCGTACCCATTTGAGGAAGTTCCTGAAACACTTGCAGCAGAGCCAGTTGTATTTTGGTTGAGTGTTGGGAAGGTACAGTTAGTTAATGTTCCAGAAGAAGGAGTACCTAACGCACCACCAGAAGTGACGTAAGAACCTGCTGCTTGTTTACCATTAAAGGTGTTCCAATCAGTAGATGTTAGATAACCACTAACAGAAGTTGTTGCTGCTGGTATTGAAATATCAGGAGTAGCTCCTCCTGAAGAAACCACAGGAGAAGTTCCAGTTACAGAAGTAACAGCAGAAGTTAAATAAGTGCTGGTATCTAAAGACCAAGTATTTGCAGCAGTCTTTTTTAATAACCCTAGTGTTCCCGCAATGGCTGCAATAGAGTCTAAATCTGCGTCCCATGCCTGTACGTTAGTACCAACAGCTAAACCTAAGTTAGTTCTTGCTGTGGATACAGAAGTTAAATCAGATAGGTTACTTGCTTTAGCTAGGTATGTAGAGCCAGGAACATAAGCATCAACCCAAGCAGAACCAGTGTATACCTTCATACCTTGACTTACTGTGTCAAAGTACAAAGCACCACCAACTAAGGCATTACCATCGTTATCAAGTGTAGGAGCAGTAGACTTAGAACCTAAGTATCTGTCATCAAAGCTATCATAAGCAGCTAATGTAGCGTCTCTAGCAGACTCTGCAGCAGACTGAGCAGATGCAGCATTAGTTGCTGAGGTAGATGCACTCGAAGCACTAGAGGAGGCAGCGGATGCACTAGCTGCAGCGTTAGTCTCTGCAGTCTCTGCGTTGGTTTCGGCTAGTTCAGCAGCAGTCTCTGCAGTCTGAGCTGCAGTAGCTGAGTTAGCTGCGTTAGTTGCTGATGTACTTGCAGATGTTGCTGAATTGGAAGCATTGGTTGCTGAAGTTGCTGCAGCAGTAGCAGATGTACCTGAGTTAGTTGCTTGAGTTGATGCAGTACTTGCTGAACCTGCAGCAGCAGTAGCAGAGGCAGCAGCAGCATCGGCATCGGCTTGAACTTCAATAGCTAATTCACGAACTAATAAGGCTTCACTAGAGGAGTCTGCTATAGCGTCTCCTGCACCACCAGCACCTCGGTAGATTGACATTTAAACTCCTTATGTTTATCTTGTTGAAATGCTCTATCAAGAACACTTTAACAAGACAGCCCCGAAGGGCTATCCTGAATAGTTACTACTATTAGCCGTTAACAGCCAATACAAAGCCAGTCTCAGGACGTACTACTTTAACACCATAAAGGGTGTCAGCAGTGTACAGAGTAGACAAGTACTCTTGCTTGTACTGAGTTTGTGAACGAACACCTAATTGCTCAGCCAACACCATTGTATCACGGTGAGCCAAGATAGCTGCTTTAACATCGCCACCAACGCTGTTGTTAGTGTCAGTTTCGATAACTGGGCAGTTGCTTGATACATAGATATCAATACCATACAACTGACCAATCATGCCATTTTGAACACCACGACCATCAACGAAGTCAGAGCTGTTGTAACGATCGATACCCATGATAGCAGCACGAAGTGATGGAGGTACAGTGAAGAAACGATTATCCATTGGTACGTCAGCGTCATCCATGAGCTTGATCAAGGCACGGAAGCCAGCGTCAGTGAATACATCGCCTGTTACAACTGTGTCTTCTGCGTAAGCAGTTAAACCAGTAGAAGCGTCGATGTAATAGCTGGTGCTGTGTGTCCAGTCAGAAGCGTCACCGTTACCGAAAGACTTACCTAATTGGAACAAGGTGTCGTCAATCTTCTTAGCCAATGCATAGCCAGCATCTTCTGTGTAGAAGCGACGGAGTGATGCAAGAGCTTGAACTTCAACGATGTCCTCAATAAAACGTGAGTACTCAAAGTGCTGGTCAATAGAAACTAGAACTTCAGTCTCTGTATCAGCTTGGATTGTTACAGTTGTGTTTGCTGCCTTAGCAGTAGCTACACCACGAGTTGGCTTAGGAATGTGAAGTGTATCACCTTTCTTGCCCTTCATGGTCATCTTGTTAACTAAGTTAGCGAGAACTAAGTTTTTCTTATAAGCAGCAATTACTTCGTCACTCCAAATCTCTGGGATAAACTTATCTGCTTGTGTCTTTGCTACGATTGTTCCAGATCCACCTGGATAAACTGCTGTTGCCATTTTTAATACTCCTAAATAAAATTATAAAATAAAGTTACCGAACTCGTCCTTCAGCGTAGGCATTAAGAATTTCATCTGCCATGCTTTCGTATCGATTCGGATCTTGCATTCTTAAGCGAATTAAGTCTGCACGACGATATACTGGTTTACCTACTTCCCCTGTACCACCTTGTTGCACAGCTGCTGCTTTTAGTGCTTTACTACGACCTTCACCATCTGTCTTCTTCAGTGCTTCATCTGCAGCTTTAGAGGTTTCCTCTTTTTGCTGTTTTAAACCACGCAACGACTTGTAGTTATCGAGTAGTTCTAAAGCTGAATCAACATCATAGTTATTAGCATCGTTGTAAAGACGCTGCCTTACCTTAGAACCTGCAACCCATTGTTGAAAGTCTTCGGACTGTGCTACACTTACAAAATCAGGATGAGTCTTTTCAATTGAATCTAAGGCTGCTCTTTGAGCTTGAATTGCTTGTTGCTCTTGGAGCTGTCTTAGAACTGGGTTAGTCTCTAGTGCCTGGTTAATTGCCTTTTGGGGATCATCAAACCAATCAATCTCTTGTGCTGGTTCAGGCTGCTTGTCGTGCTTGGTTTCGAGTTGTTGCTTTAGAAGAGAATCAGCTAACTTACGTACTTCACCTACCTCTTGTGCCTGACGACCGATAAGCTTTTCAGCCTCTTGGTGCATACGAACAATCTCATCAAGAGATTTATTCTTATACTTTTCAGGTACTTCAACTTCATTAGTAATCTCTTCAGGTTGTGCTGATTCAGCGTCTGAGATTGTACTATCTTGTTGATTTAAGTCGGTTAAGTCTTCGTTAGATACTTCTTCTTGCAGTTCGATAAAATTAGCAGCCATATATACTCCTGTCGCAATGCGATTTTAGGATGATTAAAAATAGCTCGGTGATCAAGAGTTCACTTATGAGCCGTGATTTGCTGTTGTTTTCCTCTCCACAGCCAGCTTCTCAGCTCTCTGTCTAGCCCACTTCGATGTTGCTGAAGGGTAATCGCCACTGACAGGATCTAAATAGATTGTCGTTGGGGAGATGATACGGGTAGCAGTCCCGTCACATACGCTACACTGAACTTCTTTTCTGTCAACATCGACAAAGGACTCAGTGATATGCGAATCTTTACACTTAAATTCGTACATTAATCTAGGCATTGTCTTCCTCTTGAGAAAGCTGCTCATAAACTTCTGTACTGGACTCTCTTAAAGTCTTAATCCAGTTCATGATGGACAGTTCGCCCTTCTTGAAGTGGAGTTGTTGTTCTGTATCTAAACCGCCTATGCGATCTGTAGCATCTATCCTTACTTGAATGTCTTCTACTAGGTCTTTCCAACCCTGAGTAGCCATCATAGTAAATCTATTTTCGTAGTAATTTTGCAGCTCACGATTCATTTTAATCTTTTTCCTTGACTTTGGAGATTATTTGTGATATAGTAAATATTATACCACACTTTTATCTAAATGTCAAGTACTTTTTAAGCTAATTTTATAGCTGTTATTTGTGTAGCGTTATTACCTGAGCCGTTAGCCAATAAAGCTGCTTTCATCAAGGCTGAAGTAGCGCCTGCGTTGGTTGTGCTTTGAATCTTAATGGTTGTTGTAGACGCTAGTGTGAAAACAGCAGTTAATCCAACATTAGCAGAATGATTTGCTACTGAAGCCATATAAACAGAGGAACTAGCGTGGTGGTTTGTTCCGTCTGTAATACGGTTATAGTAGGTTAAGGCAGTAGTAGCAGTTCTAGCAAAGGTAGTGTGTGTTGAAACTAACCAAGTACCTGCTGCCAAAGATACAGAAGGTCCGTCATACCAAGTATTGGATGTCGGCATTTGCACATCAGTCGATAACGACGCTTCAGTAGATGTAATGCTTCCACCACCTCCTCCTGTTGGAGCAGCAGCATTGACCCAGTTTGTACCATTATAGGTCAGCACTTGAGTGTTAGCTGGGCTGGTGATAATAACATCAGATAACGCATGAATAGAAGCAGCACCAATTCGAGCATCAGCAGCAGTGCTAAAATCACTGATGTTACTGGCTGTGGCACTTAAAGTACCGCCTAAAGTTAAGTTACCTGTGCTAGTAACAGTACCAGTTAAAGTTAAACCACTAACTGTACCTGTACCACCAACTGAAGTAACTGTTCCAGTGTTGGAAGTCTTGTTATTAAAAGTATTCCAATCAGTGGAAGATAAATAACCACTTACAAGGCTTGTTGCCTGAGCCATGCTAATAGCGGGTGTCGTGCCTCCACTTGATACAACAGGAGCAGTTCCTGTAACACTTGTTACTGTACCTAGATTTGATGTATAGCCGTTAGGGTTTGTTGCGTTATAAGGAGTAAAGGTTAACGCTGTTGTAACATCCGAAGAAGTTAATGTTACAGCTCCTGTCCTAGTGTTAAACGAAGAAACACCACCACTTGAGGGAGTAACCCACTGAGTGTTGTAATCAGTAGTGTTTATCTTAGATAAGACTTGACCTGTAGTGCCACCAACAGGAACACCAACTCCGTTCGTACCGTTTGTTCCAGTCGTGCCAGCAGTTCCTGTTGTGCCTGTTGCACCAGTGTCTCCAGTATCCCCTTTGTCGCCCTTTAATCCTTGAGAACCTATATCTCCAGTGTCTCCTTTAACACCTTGAATACCTTGTGGACCTTGTAATCCCATTGGTCCTTGAGCACCATTCATGCCTCCTGGTCCTTTAGGTCCTACAATAGTCTTGGTTGTTTTAATCTCAGAACCATCAGATAAAGTTAAGAGAAGAGTATCATCGATTGCAACTTCAGCATCAATAATTTTAGGAGCTTCTAAACCATCTTCTCCATCTTTACCGTCTACACCATCTTTACCATCTTTTCCATCTCTACCAGCTATTCCATCTTTACCATCTTTACCATCCCTACCTAGAACACCTTGTTCTCCTTTATCTCCTTTGTCACCCTTCATTGCTTCAACAGAGTTGACAACATTGTACAAAGATTCTAGTTCTTTATCTAGAACTATCCCAAGAGTCTCTACCTTTGCTTCAGTAGAGGCATCAGCTAAAGTTATTTCTTTAAATGTCATTGCATGAACTGTTGTTTAAACTCAGTATCTGCTTGCTTTTGGGCTTTTTTACTTTCCATTTGCATAGTAGCAATACGCTCATTAGACTTAATGTCCTCTATCTTAATTGCTTGGTCTGTTAGTTTAATCTGTTTCTCAAAATCAGAAGAAGCAGAGTCTGTTGATGCTTTAGCTTGTGCTTCAATAGCCTTAATCTGTGTTTCTACTGGGATAATTTGAGTCTTAGCAGCAGTAAGTTCAGCTTCAGCCATTGCTTTAGATGCTTCAGCTTGAGTCTTTTGCAACGTAGCTTGAGCAGTTTGGAACTGTAATTGCTTCATAGCATTCTCAAGGGCTGTTTGATCAGGAGAAGGTTGGCTCATCTCTTGGAGGGTAGCAATGATCTCTTCACGATTAGACATGCTAGAGGACGCTATAATGCCTTGTAGGAGTACTGGAGTAATAGGGCTAGTTGGTCCTAGTGTTTGCATTAGTCCCATCATCTGTTGTTGTTCATACTCACGAGCTACCATACCCATAGTAGAAGTAGGGATAAAGTTAAAATCCTGTACTGGATAACGCTCTGGATCAAACTGCATGAATCTCCAAGCAGCCTTATTGATGAATGGCATCAGGAAATCTTCTTGGAAGTTGATCAAGGTACGCTTGTTCTTCTTCATAAGCCCTGAGAGAGCCATAGAGAGCCCTGCACCACTTG